TGAGCAATTTTTTAGACGAAATCAAAAAACGTATTCAAGTATGGCACGAGCAGCGTGCAGAACGGATTGAGGCAGAGCGTCAGGCACTGCTCGACGCAGAGGCACGCAAGGCAGTGCAGGTTATGGAGTTTAACGGAGAGCTGTACGCTTGCGTGAATGGTGTACCTCTGTTCGGTGTGGGCGACATCAACGGCGCTTTACCGGAGGCTGTTGCTAAAGCCCGACAGAATTATAAGGATTGGAAGGAGGAGAAGCTATGGGAGCGGAACGGAACTACACGCATTTCTACGGTCTATTGAAACGCTTGCCCGGTGCCGATAAGGAAACATTGGTGGAGCAGTTTACCTGCGGACGGACTGTTCATCTGCACCTGATGGCAAAGGCGGAATATGAGGCGATGTGCCGACAAATGGAGCAGATAGCGGGATATGACGAGCGGCGACGCAGACAGTATGACATTCTGCGCAAGGCACGTAGCGGCGCATTGCACCAGATGCAGCTTTACGGCATCGACACCACCGATTGGAACCGTGTGAATGCCTTCTGCCAGGACAGGCGGATAGCCGGCAAGCAGTTCAAGGAACTGGACACAGAAGAACTGAACGCCCTGAATACGAAATTGAGAATAATCAACAGAAAGAAGTCAAACCAATAAAAACAAAGGACAATGGAAACAAAAGTAAACATCAAGGAATTGAATAAGGAAGAGCGGGCAAAGTTACTTGCCGAGTTGCAGAATGAGGAGAAGCAGAACCGCATCGAGCGGCGCGAGACCTACGAGGGACTGCGTGCGGAGATGATGCACGAAGTGGAGCAGCGCCTGACGCAGGTGGTAACCGATGTGAGGGGCTTCCACGACTGGCTCTCGCAGGAGATAGAAGGCTTCGTAGCCATCATGAAGGACTACGGCCAGGTACGCAAGAGCGACCAACGCAGCTACACCATCACTGACGGCGACTTCCGTCTGGAGATAGCAAGCAACAAGGTAAAAGGCTTTGACGAGCGTGCCGACCTTGCAGCGGAGCGGCTTATTGACTACCTGAAACGCTATATGCAAAAGAGCGAGAAGGGAGCGGACGACCCGATGTACCAAATGGCGATGACGCTGCTGGAGCGCAACAAGGCGGGCGACCTGGACTATAAGAGCATATCGAAGCTCTATGAACTGGAGGACAAGTTCGACAGTGAGTACGGCGAGATTATGGCTCTGTTCAAGGAGGCCAATGTGGTGCAGAAGAACGCAGTGAACTACTACTTCCAGAAGCGTAACCCAGAAACGAATGTGTGGAGCCGGATCGAGCCGAGTTTCTGCAGGATGTAGCCTGAAATCTGTTTATAAGATTAACGTAAAAGTCGCTAAATGAAAGGTTTAGCGACTTTTTGCGTTTAATATCAATTAAATTTGTTATATTTGCCTGTCAGTTGTATGTGGAGTATGAAAAAAGGCCGGAACAGTAATTTAATCGCATTGCGAGACGAGGCTTTATGCCGTCGTTACTACTATTGGACGGAGGTACAGCGCCTCCGTTTCGACGATGCGCTACGTCTGCTCTCTACCAAAGAGTTTTTCATCAGTGAGGAGCGCATAATGGCGATTATTCGCAAAAAATGCTCTGAAGTGAAAGATATAGATGTGAATCCTGTTCCGAAAGTCCGTAAGCCTCGTCTGACCGCCAAGCAACTTGAGTTGTTTCAGGAAACAGTTGTCTAATCCTTTGCTGCAGAGTCGTCATGCAGCTCGAATTGGAATACATATTCATAGACCTTAATCATTCCCGGTAACGAATAGCATCTTGTCTTAGTACGAAACATTGGTCCCATATCGTCACTGTGTCGTGAGCACTGAAGCGTAGTATAGAGCTGGTTTGCTAATCGCAGACGCTCTGCGACTTTTTCCGTTGTGCCAGAGCCGATATGTGTATCTTCGTAGCAGTCGATGGCAAGACGTGTGGTAAGCGTAACTATTCCCTTTTGTGTGCCCATTCCAATTTCTTCCCAATCTGCCTCCATATTGCCGATGAGTGCGCAAGGGAAGGTTACGGGGTAAGTGTCCTCACTTGTTTCCAACTGTCCGTAATCTTCATCTACAAGTGAAAGTTGAGGAATCTCATTGCTAATGAGATTGAGGATTGAGATAAAAATTTCTTCCATTTGTTATAAATCTAAAGTGTTGATGATCTCCTGTTTTATTTTCTCATTGATGTGCTGTGTAAGCTCAGCACTTTCACCTATAAACTGCCGCTTTGGAATCTTCACAGCAAGCTTCTGCTTTCGGGTAAGAGCAAGGTTGCGCCAGAATTCGGCCTGTGCCTGCGTTTGGCTTTTCTTCTTTCCTTTTTGCCCCTTAGAGTTCCTACCCGAAACTTTGTAATACATGTACCATGCGAATCGACGCATCTTTGGCGTTACTGTAGGGCTTACTGTGCCACCTTGATTGTGTATGTCTGCATAGGGTAGATCGTTAGAGACGGTAACACGGTAGTCGCCAGGCACATATTTGATAGAACCGAAGAGGTGGTTATGCCCGGAAAGCAGCGGACCATACGACGCTGCTGCAGAGGTTGAGCCGGACTGTTGTCGCCTTGTTGTCGGCCATTTCTGCAAACCACGATTAACGAAGCCACCTTTGCGGAAGTTGTCCTGGTAATGATCTTTTGCCATACGACCAATCTTGATAGGAAGCTGCCTTCGTATAAGCCGATCAAGTTCTCTACTTCGGCTTTTTATGAGTTCTGAGAAAACTTTTATGTCCATTTTCTTGCTTTTTTAGTTACTAAGTTGTATGTTTGCAACAGCTTCATAAAGAAGTTAGCATGTGCTACGGCACGTTGCATCGCGGAGGGACTCAGTTTCCTCCGTTGTTTTTATAGAAGGTTCCATCTTTATAGAACAATCTCACCTTGCCTTTTTCATAAATCCACACCTCATCGATGACTTGCGCGGGCAAATGGATTCGTGCCATTATCTGTTTTCTTATAAAACGTTCTGAACACCCTTTGGTGTTATCAATTATAATACGAGAAGACTGCTCAAGACCATGGGACAGCATACGCCCTACCTTCTTCTTATTCCATGGCTTTATAAAACTTTCATATTCATAAAAAACACCGTCTACTTGAAAATCAGGACACTTTCTCTCGTATCGCGTACCAATGAGCGAACCGTATATGCTTCGATACTCCTCGGACTTATAATGTAGCCGTGGAGTTATCCTTACCGTCCTACCTTCTTTTGCAAAAAGTCTTGCTATTGTCAATATTGCCTTGTAGTCGTTTTTGTCTTTATCTGCATCGGAATGAATATAAAGCGTCCCTCCATTCGGGTACTTTCGCTCCAGTTTGAAACCATCTGCCCCAAGTCTATCAATACATTTATCAATATACGGACAGTTGTAGCAGTTCTTCACCCTATTCGTGAAAAAATCCTTTAGCCTGTTTTTTAGGTTGGGGTGATAGAAATCGCAATCTTGGCATGACCTTGGGAAGTACGGGTGATCGTCCGAGAACGTTTTGCCTGTTATGCCCGGATTGCCCGAAAGTCCTGGTTGTGGTTGTGAGACTTCATTATTGTCGGGCACGGGTGTGACGGATTCGTCAGTACTTGACAAACTGCATTTGCAGTTCCAGCGATCTCCCGGGCGGTGCTCGTTCCAGAACTTGTCGTCGATGGGACGTATGGTTCCCCAATATCTACGATGTTCCCTGCAAGGATGCAAACTTGTCGACGGCATCCATTTGAGGTTGGGCAGCACATCTTTCTCGCGCCGGAACTGTTGCCAGTCGGCTGCCTGATGTGCCCGGAGCACCGCCGTGTCGTATTCTGTTTTTAACCAGGCACCACACTGATGCGAGGCTATCGGTAAAACATCTTTCAACCACTGGTTAAACGGTTTTAGAACACCGTCTGAATCCAGCAGGCGTACAGCCATATCATTCTGTGCACGATGCACTTTGAATGCAGAGAATACTTCGTTACTATGTCGCAGTTGCTGTTGAAAATCTTTGTCATGATCAGAAGATAGAAAAGCCTCGTCTGTCGCTTGATTGAACACATCGCGTACAGCAGCATAGAGATATGATTCAATCTCCGTTCTGACATTGAACTTTTTCTTATATATGTTTGCAAGTGCCTTTCTTAAAGTGCTCTCACTGATCTGCAAATCTAAGGAAGGCGCATCATCAGCATCGAAGTAGCTTCGATTGACTACCAGTCTAAATGAGCCCCGTCCTTCGGGGCTTTCACGAAAAAAGAGCGTAGGCGGTCCTTGAACTTTGAGGTCGGGGGTTGAGAAGCTTGAGAATTTGAACTTTGTGAACTGCCGTCCGGATTCTTTTCTTCCTTATTCTGCTGTTGTAAGGCTTCCTCACGTGCTTTCTTTTCTTCCAACTGCAACTGCAACTTCTTCTGCTGTTCGTAGTTTTTTGGTTTCTCTACTCCGAACTTTTCGTAAAGGTAATCATCATCAATAGGAAGAGAGAATGTCGTGTGCAGCTGTGTAAGAACACTCATCGTTGTATTTGGGTCAACATCTTTCTTTTCCGGAAAGCAGAATTTACCACCTGCAGTGTCAACACCCATATGTGCGAATATGTCCGTCATGTCATAATTCAGGACATTGAGAACAAATTCCCTATCTGCTTTCGCGACGGCTTCTTCCACCTTTTTGTGCACCGTGCCAAGCGCTTGTGTGCCATTGGTGGATGCCTCCGTTGTCAATGTGTTGCCGAGAATGAGCTTTGAAATTTCGCTATTGCAGCGTTCTATGAAACGGTCGTAGACTTCCGCAGAACCCGTCTTATTCCCTGCCTCACGCAGTTGCAGTTCCGTGTCCTTGCCATGAATAAAAGTGGCCAACGAACCGATAGCATTTGCATCTTGAAGCGCACGCGCACGCGCCTCTTCGTCGTCCGTTTCATAAGTGTATTCCTGTATGGGCATACCGAACACCTCGGAAAACTGTGCCCAGTCGGCAGTCGTGTTACGCTTGTAGATAACCCAAGGTGCAGCCCTCGCAAGTAGTCCAAGGTCAGTGCTACCGCCAATGAAGAGCAAGTCTTCAAATTCCTCCCACGATGCTCCAAATAGATCCGTCTGCCTGGTCAGAATGAGCTTACGGACAGGTTCCACGTGCTTGCGCGGCACAAGGTCGTAGTCTATCCACTCCCCCTTTTTATAGAACTGAAGCAGCGAAAAGCCCCAAAAGCGCGCATCAAGTATATCAGCCACGCAACGATAGAACCAAGGAGAAAACAGTTGTTCATTGATGGCCTCGTCCGGTTTGCCGTCGCGCTGAAATTGAATGCTTGAGCATAGCACAGCGTTTTTCCGCTTATCAATGACGCTGGATAAATGGGTATCCAGCAAGATGTCATTGTAGAGGTCATAGAGTTTTGCCCGCTGGGTATAATCAACGTTTTCGGCTGCCTTGATAGCCATCATGAAGTCGGCAGTATCAATATTGAAACGTTTGGGCTGTGTCAGCCTGATAATA